GTCACCGCTCCTTCAAGCAATTGAGGCGAGTGTTGACAATAGCACTTCCGTTTATCGTAGCCCTACTAAAAGGACTGCGCAAATAGAAGTTGCTCGCGAAGCTAGACGGCTCCTCACGGAGCTATTCAGCTTATTTGACCCCAAAGACATATTCCCTCGTCACGGCCCAGGGGCTGTTGCTACCAAGCAAAAGCTTCATGAGAAGTACGAGTGGGTTAATGTCTCGGCGAAGATCGCCTCAGTGTATCCGGTTGATGAGTTTTATTTCGTCAACCTTTCACACTTATGCGATCGGCTTGATTCCTTTAAAGGAATCACCGATCGTGACCTTCCGGCCAAGGTAATACTTGTCCCTAAGGACTCGCGCGGGCCCCGCCTTATCTCTGCTGAACCAGTGGACTTCCAATGGATTCAGCAAGGACTCGGTGGAGCCGTCGTCAAGCTAGTGGAAGAACACCCCCTTACTAAAGGGAACGTGTTCTTCACAGATCAAACCCCAAACCGGATAGGAGCCTTGGTAGGCTCCAAAACCGGAAGGTATTCTACCCTTGACCTTAAAGAGGCCTCGGATAGAGTAAGCGTTGATCTGGTTCGCTTACTATTCCCCAAGGAGGTCTTTACCGCCTTGGAGAGTTGTAGGACTTCATCTACGGTGCTGCCGGACGGCACAGTACTAGAGCTCAGAAAGTTCGCGCCCATGGGAAGCTGTCTTTGCTTTCCCATCATGGCACTTACGATCTGGGCTATACTGACCGCAGCAGCACCTAACGCAGATTCTCGCGAGAGAATCTTAGTGTTCGGTGATGATGTGATTGTCCCCGCGGGTTATACCGCAGACGCAATCGAACAGCTCGAATCGTTTGGGTTAAAAGTTAACCGCGATAAGAGTTGCACCAGTGGATTCTTTAGAGAATCTTGCGGCATGGACGCCTTCCAAGGCGTCGCAGTCGCTCCCGTCCGTATTAAGACGGTCTGGTCATCAACACGCCGCCCTGATGTCTATAGTAGTTGGATTGCTTACGCAAATTCCTTCTACGATAGGCAACGCTTCATGGTATACGATTATATCGTAAGGCATTTGGTCCGTACCTACGGACCCATACCTAGCTCAGACCAGATTCAATCTGACTTGAGCCTCCGTGACGCGTCGGGTTGTGCATCGAGGATCCCAACACGTTGGAATAAGCACCTGCAAAGGCGCGAATTCCGAGTGTATCAGGTCTCCTCACCATCTGTTACTAAAGTGATTGATGGGTGGTCCATGTTGCTTAGATTCTTCGCAGAATCGGCGAATGGACGTCCCACGGAATCACCAGATGATATGCGTAACGAAGGCAGGTTAGGTCATATAGATGACCTTCCGCCTTTTTCCGTTAGCAAGTACACGAGTCGTCGGGCCAGCCTTCTGGTCCGCCGATGGCGATGAATAGAGGTTAGACATGTGGGAATGAACCCCCAACATGGCGTCCTCGTGG